GTGTAGACACAGTTCTGTTACGACCCACTTGTGAAGGGTCTTGCTGTTCATCCGCAGTCATTTCTTCTGCAATATTTTGCGATTCTTGCAGTGTATCAGGCCCCAATGTTTGCGGTGCATCTTTAGGTCGATTAGTTATCGCGTTAAAAGCTTCTGCAGCTAGTCTTTGATCGTTAGACAAATCTTTATCTGCTGCCTGACGCACTGCTATGGAAATCTTTTCTCTAAATGCAGACACGCCCATCAAGTTAACTGCAGTCAGAGGGTCGCCTTCAACGGCAGTGCGATCCCGCGACATGTACATTACTTTGTCAGGATTCTCAGGGTCTCTGATTTGAACCACACTGCGATCCTCACCTGCAGGAACAATACCGACAAATTCATATTGTTCACCATTTTTGCCTTGGATAGTCTTGTTGACTCCAGGCATGTTCATAAACGTTGCAAAATCTGCCTGCGCTTGAGGGTTGCCTTGGAGTGGGATGTCGATACCAGTTTCAGGGTCTATTAAACGGGAACTCATAAAACCCCAAGTTTTCCCCAGCTCTAGCTTGTCAGATGCAACTTGTAAATCACTGGTCTCTTGTTCTATTTTGCCTGTTCCAGCAGTAGTGTAGGCAGTCGTGGCTTTAGTGCCCGCTAGGGTTGCATCACGTTGTGGTTGCTTATCCTTGTATCTTTCCGCCTCCAATGTGACAAGATCTGATGCTGCTTTTTCTGTTACCGAGTTCCGTCTTATATCCTCACCCAAAACTTTTTGGCGATAGGTTTCATCTGCTGCAGTGTTCTTTCTATTCTCAGCAAACTGAGCAAGTCTGAGTCCAAAGCTCGCCTCGAACTGCTTGTTCTGCATTTGTGCAGCTTGGTTAGTTTGTACTGCACCTAAGATGGGGTTGTTATATGCCATTGTATTTTCCTAACCTATTCCAAAGCCGATAATTTGACCCATCATACTCATGTTGGATGCGTGAGCCGCTGCCCTGTCGCGCTGGTACTGAGCTTCTCTTGAAGCTTCCATACCTGCGGCTGAACTTAGTCCACCCAATGCGACGTTTAACTGTTCTTTTCCCATGCCCACAAGCGATGATTTTAAACCTAAGTTACGGTCTCTTTGAGCCAATACAGAGTTGTTAACCGCGCCTGTAAAGTTAGCTGCGTTGCCTAGAGAGTTCATGCGCTGTTGCGATGCCTGTTGGGCACCTGTCATACTTGCACCGTAACGGCTCAACGTGCGTTGTTGCATGCCATCAGAAACTTGTTGTCCAAGAACCTGGGAAGATTTTGCACTATCAATCATCGCCCTACTATCTGTGTCTCCCAACAGTTTTTCTTCCATACCGCCATAGGTATCTAGATAATTCTTGAGCTCGGCACGCGAAATATTTGCGAGCGTTTTTTGAGCTATTGATCCCGAATCTGCTGTTGGCTGAGGGCTATTATTGCCGCCTTCACCCATTCGATTGGGTTTGTAATCTATAGGCTCAGGTTCTTTAAAACCTTGAGATGGGGGACCTGTATTAGGGCCCTTGTTATTGCTATCAAACATATCGCCTAGTTTATCTAATACGCCCATTACCTGACTCCTCTGTGACCGAGTCCCACTGGTTTTGGGTTATTTAACTGGTCTAACTGTTTCATTAGATTGTCTAATCCTGGGGTTTTAGGGGGGTTATATTTTGTATAAATACCTGCTCCAAGATCTTGGGCAAATGCCATGTTGGTGTTCTGCATGCTGCTGGCTGCTTGGGATTTAGCGACAATCTCTTGGTTCTGAGCACGGGCTGCTTGGGATAAGCCCTGCAGTGCTGTGCTACGACCACCTTGCCCAATTTTAAGTGCGCCCAATTGTGCTTGGTCTCGAACAGTCGTTGCTTTTTGGTCTGCTGAAGCCAATGCGCCACCAAGTGCGTTACTTTGGATAACACCTTGTCCGGCTTGAGTCATCATAGAACGACCGCTGCCAAAGCCACCACTAGTATTGGAAGTACCCAATCCGGCACCTTGACTTGAAGAAAACGCTTGCGCCGTGTCAGCATTTGCTCTGCCGCCAAGGACGCCAGAAACATCACGCCCAGACTCCTTAACAAACCCTGCTTCAATGGGTTTATACAATTTAGTATTGCGGTCTGTAATTGTGTTGGCGTTTTCAACCAATGCTTTTTCATGTTCGCCTGCTTGTGCTTTTTTTGCTGAATTACCCATTTCTATTCACCTGAAAGTGGTATGTTACGTACGCTGGCTCAAAGCCGAGCTCTTTAATACGCTTGCCCCAACCTAACCGGGCTGAATTAAATTCGATACGATCGACGCCTAATGTGTTTGCCAAATCGTGACCTGCAGCAATAGCCTCTGCAAATACATCTAGCCCTGGAGTTAACCATAAGTGGTCAATTACTAAAGTAGGTACTTCTTCGTACCCAGAATCATACTGGCTCAAAATCGCAAACCCCAACCTATCCATACCTTCTTCAATCCAATAAAGATGCATTTTTCCCTGCATAAGGTGATGGTAGATGTCAGCGGTAACAAACTTCGCTTGCACCTTACGGATAATCTCCGTCATGCCATTCTCAAAATATAAATAGTCAGACCTAATCTCGGCCTTAGTCGCTGGTACTAATTCGAGCATTAAATACCACCGTACTTTACGGTTCTGCGCGTTGATCCAGATCGCCCATCTGCTTTGTCTTTTGCATCCCGTATGTGAGCCTCAAATTCTGCTTCGTGTTTAGCTGCTCGTTGTGGATTCGCCCATGGCATGTCGTGTGCATTGAGCAAATTTGCCAAGGCGCCTGCCATAATTCCATCGACATAATCTTCGACAAAATCGTCTTCTATGCTCGTTGCTTTTAAGCTTGGTTTTAGAGACGCATGGACTATAATGTCCTCACCAGAAAGCGCTGGGGCAGGCACTAAAAAAAGCGTTTTATTAGTAGGGCGTATATAACTTGTTGGCGTACTTTTCTGAGTGCGCCACTCAGGATTTGCGTGAGTCGCGCCTTGTTCAGTGTCAGGGGTTATTTCTTTTTTCCCAACAGTGACCGAAATAATGTCCACAATATTCGTGTTGCGGGGTAGGTCAATATCGTACTCATACTCCCCCTCGTCAGTTGTAAAGGAATCTAACGGCAAACGAAATGCGCCACTTCGTCTGCAGAAACTTAACGTTGCATCTTTTATAGCTTTCTCAACTACAAAGTCAGGACAACCTGCGATGTTATAAGGGAGAAGCTCGACCATGTTTTTGTAATACATAATAGGTTAACCCTGTGTTGGCACTGTGCGCGTATTTGGACTAGTTACACTATCTAGCTGTATTTTTATGCCAAGAGACATTTGCATTGCTTTATAGTGTTGGGCGCTGCGTGCGCCATTACCTGCGTTATCCGCTTCTTTAGCGTAAGCGCGGTACAAAATGTAATCCAACAAGTTGTTTGCATGTATGTCAGGAATGGTTATGTTTCCATTTGCTGCAACCACTGTTGGTTGTACAGAAAAAACAACCTCAATATACCCAGCACCAGTGTTAGGCGGATATACATAAAAAGTCCTGGGGTCTAGCTCATCAAACGTGTAATGGTCAGCAAGCACTGTCGCTACTGCGGTGTGCCATAGTGGCTTGCGCGTATCTAAGACGTCGCGACTAATAACTCGAACTACTTTGCCACCTACCCCCGCACTGGTTAAATTTCGTACAATGCGCAAAACCTGCAGACCCGTAGCTGGAATATTTTGCTTTGTTCCAGCGACTAAAGTCACAGACTGGTTAGTTGCACTAACAGAAGGCTTGAGCAAACAGACTTCACGCTGCCCGTCGTTTAACCACGAAAGCAACTCAGTTGTTGTCCAACGGGTGCCTGCTAAATCCTGCAAAACCGTCTGGGCTTTACCGATGATGTCGTTCGATGAAATGGCCATTACGCCTCGCTAAGTTCAGCCCACGCTACATCGCGCTGCTCAGGAGTGATGTCGTAACCTAGAACTTTTTCTAAGCTGCGAACTTTAGGTTCACCCGTATTTTTTGAGAAGGCTTTTGTGTCGCCTAGCTCTACCAACTGCTCGATGGCAGTCACAATCTCCATAATGCGATCTTCATCTGAGACCGTATTTACTTCGACATTTTCAGCAGCAGGTTTTTGCGCTGGTTTTTTCTCGCCTACAGGATATGCTCCCATAGCAATACATTCGTCCACCAAAAGTGGTGGGACTTCTTGCGCAACACCAGCTTCAAACCAAGCCGATTGGCCAGATGTACTGCTTACGTGTAATGCCTTATCAGAAATCAACATATATAAAACTCCAAAAAGCCCCCAGCGTCCTGCCGGGGGAAGAGGCCCTAATTATTTAAATGGCGGTATCTAGTGTAATTACACCAAAGTCTTGGGTGTCGTTAGTTACCATGCTGGTGTACTTTGGCTTACGGAAGCCTAAGATCTTACCGATTGAGATACCATGCTGGTTTCCGTAGTCGTAAGTATCTTCAACCCAATCCGCGTCGCCAATGTCAGCCATTGCCAATGCTTGTGCGCCACAGAACAAAGCACGTTGCCCGTTAACTGCACCGCCAGCACCAAACTTACCATCAGCCGCTTCACCAGAAGTGTCATATACATGACGGAACTCATGGATCATTACGCCGTCTACCATTACGGAAGAAGAACCTGAGAACAAAGAGTTAACTGGTCCACGGTTGCCTGCGT